GAGAAGAGACCCCCCTGTCTTTTCTGGCAATATCTACCCGATGCAGTCCAGAACGATGCCGGACTCACCCTTTACCGCCCGACCAGTCACAGACAGTCCTGACTAGTGGCAGCTCGTAAGCAAGCCCTACGAGGGGCAACCAAGGCAAGGCTTCACAGTCCACTTCTCAAGGGCAAAACCCGAGCAGATGAGATCGCCAAGATGGCAGATGATCTCGGCACGCCATTATTACCATGGCAACGCTGGCTACTTGATGACATGATGAAGATTGACGCTAAAGGTAATTACATTCGCAAGACTACGCTGCTATTAGTAGCACGCCAGAATGGTAAGAGCCATCTAGGCCGCATGAGAGTGATCTGGGGCTTGTTCTATGGCGGTGAAACGAAACACCTCATCATGAGCTCTAACCGCGCTACAGCTTTGATGACCTTTCGTGAGATTGCATGGATTATCGAGAATGCACCACACCTCAAGGCTGGCACTAAGGCTATTCGCTACGCCAATGGAGGCGAGCGCATCGAGCTTCTCAACGGGGCAACACTTGACCTCGTATCAGATACCCGAGACTCATCTCGTGGCCGCACGGCTGATTTCTTATGGATCGATGAGGTCCGAGAGATCAGTAAAGACGGCTACACGGCTGCAATTCCAACCACTCGCGCCAGACCTAACAGCCAGACACTATTGACTAGCAATGCAGGCGATGCATTCTCAGAAACCTTGAATTCCCTACGAAGCAGAGCGTTAGAAGCACCGCCTAAGTCTTTCGGGTTCTATGAATACAGCGCGCCACAATATTGCAAGATCACAGACCGCAATGCATGGGCAATGGCTAACCCTGCGCTCGGCTACACAATAACGGAGGAATCACTTGAGGAAGCTGTTGCAACTAATAAAATTGAAGACACTAGAACAGAGCTTCTATGCCAATGGATTGATTCTCTCCAGAGTCCGTGGCCTCATGGCGTACTTGAAGCGACATCCGATGCCACGCTCCAAATTCCAGTCGGCGGCTATACAGTTTTCGGTTTCGATGTTTCTCCATCTCGCCGCAATGCAAGCCTCGTTGCTGGTCAAATTATGGGTGACGGAAGAATCGGCGTCGGGATTCTCCAGACGTGGGAAAGTCAGGTCTCGGTAGATGACTTGCGCATCGCAGCCGACATCAAGGCATGGGCGGATCAGTACCGACCTAAGATGATTTGCTTCGACAAGTACACGACACAGACGATTGCAGAACGCCTTGCCAATGCTGGCCAGATAGTGCAGGACGTGTCGGGGCAGCAGTTTTATCAGGCATGCTCGGACTTGCTCGATGGTCTAGTAAATAATCGAGTGGTTCACAATGGCCAAGAAGAGCTGATTAAACAGATGAATAACTGTGCAGCCAAAACTAATGACTCATCATGGCGCATCGTTAAACGTAAGAGCGCAGGCGATGTATCGGCACCGATCTCACTCGCCATGGTCGTAAGTATGTTGATGAAACCTCAACAGATAGCCGCTATTTACACCGAGTAGTGTATAATTGCACCCTATGGGTATCCTTTCGCGCCTTACAGGTGCAGCACCAAAGTCTAATATTGAGGCTCAATACGCCCCTCAAGTCTTAGGTGAGTATTCACCTTATGCGATGCCGTTTCAATTTGCTTATGTCGGTCGCACCGAGGCCATGGGAGTCCCGGCATTAGCTCGTTGCCGTAACCTACTGGCTGGAACAATTGGCACGATCCCTCTAGAGCTTTACAAAAAATCAACGGGTGAAGAATTAGGCAAACCTCTCTGGCTTGAACAGCCTTCATACCATCAGCCACGTTCAGTGACGATTGCATACACAGTTGATTCACTTTTATTTTATGGTCAGGCATTCTGGCAAGTAGTTGAGACTTATCAAGAAGATGGTCGCCCATCTCGTTTCGAGTGGGTCGCTAATAGTCGCGTAACCGCGACACTTGATCGTGACAATGTTTACGTCAAGTCTTACGCCATCGATGGCGAGACAGTACCAATGGACGGCCTCGGTTCACTAATCACATTTCAATCACTAAGCGATGGCATTCTCAATACTGGCGTCTCTACAATTCGCGCAGCTTTAGACATTCAGAAGGCTTCAGTAGTTGCAGCAGCGACCCCAATGCCTACGGGATACCTCAAGAACACAGGCGCGGACCTACCTCCAGCAGAAGTGCAGGGATTACTCGCAGCGTTCAAGAATGCGCGCCTTAATCGTTCTACGGCTTATTTAACTTCTACTTTGCAATACGAGACAGTTGGATTCAGCCCTAAAGACATGATGTACAACGAGGCAATCCAAAATCTTGCAACCGAGATTGCTCGCCTTTGTAACGTCCCACCTTATTACGTCTCAGCAGACCAGAACACCACAATGACCTACGCTAACGTGACGGACGAAAGACGCCAGTTTCTCACACTATCCTTGCAGCCATTTATCTCAGCCATCGAGGATCGTCTATCAATGGATGACATTACAGCTCGTGGCAACATTGTGAAATTTGACATCGACAAGAATTACCTACGCACAGATCCTCTGCAAGAATTAGCAGTGATCCGTGAGATGCTCGATCTTCAGTTGATCACTCAAGAACAAGCAATGGCAATGACTGACCTAACACCTAACGGAAGCGAAGGAATGATATGAGCGAGATGCTTACATTCTCGGCAGAACTTACTGCAGATAGCGCAGCGCGTACTATCTCTGGAAAGATTGTCCCATTTAACGGCGAAGTAGGAAACACCTCCGCCGGTGCAGTTGTCTTTGAGCGCGGAGCGATTAACATAGCTGATTCAAGCAAAGTGAAGCTCCTATTAGAGCACGATCCAAAGCAGCCAATCGGCCGCGCTCAATTCTTCAATGAGACAGAAGATGGTATTTACGCATCGTTCAAGATCTCAAAATCATCCCGTGGCACCGATGCACTCATCGAAGCCTCGGAAGAACTACGCACTGGTCTATCAGTCGGAGTTATGGTCAATGCAGCAAAGCCTAAGAACGGCGTCCTGTATGTATCGAGTGCAGACCTCCTCGAAGTAAGTTTGGTTCAGGCTGCAGCCTTTAAGTCTGCAGCAGTAACCGATATCGCGGCATCTGAAGATGAAGCCGTTGAAGAAACCCTACCAACAGAAAGCGAGACAGCCACCGTGGAAGAAACCACTTCAGCAGTCGAAGCAACACCTACAGTTGAGGCTGCCGCAGTTGAAGCTGCTCGCCCTGCTGTAACAGCAATGGCTTACACAAAGCCACGTATCGAAGTAACCGCTGCAAAGTACGCAGAGAACTCAATTCGCGCAGCACTTGGCGATGAGTCAGCACGTCAGTACATCGCAGCAGCAGACAACACAACAGACAACGCTGGACTTGTTCCAACACGTCAGCTCTCAGAAATCATCAACCCACTTGGAACAACAATCCGCCCATCAATCGATGCAATCTCACGCGGCGTTCTTCCAGATGCAGGCATGACCTTCGAGATCCCAAAGATCACACAGATGCCAACAGTCGGCGAAGTTGCAGAAGATGCAGCATTCACAGAGCAAGATCAGAACGCAGCCTTCTTGTCAGTTTCAGTCAAGAAGTACGCAGGACAGCAGACATTCTCTGTTGAATTGCTAGATCGCACATCTCCTGCATTCTTTGATGAGCTAGTCCGCAACATGGCAGCAGCTTACGCAAAGGCAACAAACGCAGCAGTAAACGCTGCACTTATTTCAGGTGCCACAGCAGATGCGACAACCACAGTAACTTACCCAACAGCAGCAGAACTCCTCGGAATCGTTGCTCGCGGATCAGCTTCTGTTTACGCAGCTACAGCAGGACTTCCAAACCCATTTGCTCGCAACATGGTCGTATCAACAGGACAATGGTCAAACATCATGTCACTCAACGATGCAGGACGTCCAATCTACACAGCTTCACAGCCAATGAACGCAGGCGGACAAGTTGCGCCTACATCACTCACAGGCAACGTTGCCGGACTCAACCTATACGTTGATCCTACAAACGCAGGCGATGGCGATGGAACAATCCTTATCGTTAACCCAGATGCGTACACATGGTACGAGTCACCAACCTACCGCCTACGCGCTGAGTCAACAGCAGCAGGACAGGTAACAATCGGCTACTACGGCTTCGGCGCAATTGCGACCAAGGTCGGAGCAGGCGCATTCAAGAACAACAAGGCGTAAGCCACCCCTAAGTCGCTGGCGGCGGAGTGCCCTTCTCCGCCGCCAGTCTTTAGAAAGGATTAGCATGGCACTCACAACAGTTGCAGAGCTTCGCACCGCCCTAGGCGTTGGCACTCTCTACGCTGATGCAGTCTTGCAGCAAGTCTGCGACGCTGCTGATAACGTCCTGCTCCCTTTTATTTGGAATAACACTTTTTTTAATATTGCACATGAATCAACCGCGACCACCGCGAAACTTTATTTTGCAGAGAACATTAAAGAACATTTTTATGTCGGCCAGACAGTCGTTGTAAGCAACAACGAGTCACACCTCAACGGCAGCAAGACACTGACAGAAGTCGGCGATCACACGATCGGTTATAACATCAATAACGGCGTCGTTCAGCCTAAGCATTTTCTAAACCCTTATGGCTCAGTCAATGCTGGAACCGCACTTGATCCTGCAACAGTGCCAGCCATTCAAGAATGTGCCCTCATGATAAGCATTGACATCTGGCAGAGCCGTCAAGCCCCATCAAGCGGCGGAGTAACGATCGACGGCTATCAGCCAAGCCCGTACCGCATGGGCAACACCTTGCTTGCTCGCGTTCGTGGATTGCTTGCTCCCTACCTTGATCCGAGATCGATGGTGGGCTAATGGCCGCCATATCAACACTTCGCGCAGGACTTGCTTCAGCTCTAATCGACAACACTAAGTGGTCAGTATTCTCATTCCCACCATCTACGCCTATCGCTAATAGCGTCATTATTGCACCAAGCGATCCTTATATCTCGCCGTCTAACGGATGGCACGCAACAATTTCGCCAATGGCGCACTTTACTATTTCTGTCATGGTTCCCTTGCTAGACAATGAAGGAAACCTTAACGGAATGGAAGATAACATCGTTCGAGTGTTTAACTTGCTCGCTGCATCTTCATACACCTATAACGTCACAGAAGTATCGGCTCCAGCCGTATTGAGTGCCGTGTCTGGTGATCTACTTACCTGCAACATCAATATATCCGTACTAACAAATTGGAGCTAATCGTGGACGATTGGACAAAAGAGCAAGCTGACTTTCTAGTCAAGATCGGTCAGCTCCCACCAGCAACACCTAAGCCAGTAACTACTAAGAAGGACGAGGAATAATCTCATGGCTGTATTTCTAAATAACAAGGTCGGCGTTAAGATTAATTCTGTCGATCTATCTGACCACGTTACAGCAGTAACACTTAACCGCACTTTCGACGAGCTCGAAGTGACAGCAATGGGCGATGGCGGACATAAGTTCGTTAAAGGCCTTGAGGCATCATCTGTCACCATCGACTTTCTCAATGACACAGCATCAGCTTCAGTACTTGCTACCTTGCAAGCTGCATGGGGAACCAACGTCACAGTGGTTCTACTTCAGGAAAAGGGAACAGCCGTTTCAGCGACTAACCCTCTCTACACCATGACTTGCTTGATCAACTCTACCCAAGACATCAACGGAAGCGTTGCCGATCTCGGAGTACAAAGTCTGACGTTTAACGTATCTGGTACAGTAGCAGTCGCCAGCACAGGCACATTCTAAGAAACTAAACAAAGGGGCACAGCATGGCGAAGTTAATAGTCACAATGGCAGACAACACTGTTACCGAGATCGAGATCACTCCTCGCCTTGAATACGCGTTCGAGCTATATGCTAAAAAGGGATTTCACAAAGCGTTCCGCGATGATGAAAAGCAGTCAGATGTCTATTGGCTAGCATGGGAAGGCCTTCGACTAAGTGGAGTCACAGTAAAGCCTTTCGGCTCTGACTTCCTCGATACTCTCAAGAGCGTTGAGGTTGCTGAGTCAGACCCTTTGGCTTAATCGGTCGGGATAGCATCCACTACCTTATTGCTCGCTTGAGCATTGAGACGGCTATCCCACCACAATCTTTAATAGACCTAGACCCATCAATGCTTCAGATGTTATTGAAAGCATTGAAAGACCGAGCAAAGGAGCAAGCAGATGCCTACAGAGCTAAAAGGCGCTAGTGCGCTTCGTAAAGCTCTGAAGCAATTCTCGCCTGATCTTGATAAAGAAACCCGTGAAGAAATGGTCGGGTTCTTAAAGCCTTTAGTAAAAAAGGCTAAGGGGTTCTTGCCATCCAACGCTGACATGCCATCGGGCTTCGTCAAGCATGAAGTAAAGACCGCGAAGTTCCCGATGTACGATGCAGCCGAGGCCCGTCGGGGCGTAGGTTACAAATTGACACCGACTAAGCCTAACGCTCAAGGTTGGTCTTCAACAGTTTCAATTCACAGCAAGAGAGCTGCTGCAGTTATCTATGATTGGGCAGGCCGTAAGTCCAGAGGTAAATTCGTTCAGGTTCTACCGCGACCATTAGAAGGCAGTGGCAAGATGTCAGGCCGCGCTCTATTTAAGGCTTACAACCAAGATGAAGGCAAAGCCAAGGCTGGAGTAATCAAGGCACTGGAAAAGGCTGCCGACAAGTTTAACGCGAGAGGTAATAATGGCTGAGTTACGCATCCCGATTGTTGTAGAAAACAAAGGTAAAAAAGCCTTTAAGGAAACCGACAAAGCGATTACTGGTCTGACTAAGAATTTTAAGAAACTAGCAGGCGCGACTGGTATTACTCTAGCGACGGCGGCTATTGTTAACTTTGGTAAGAACGCAGCCGCCGCATTTTTAGAAGATCAAAAAGAAGTCACTCGACTAACTCAAGTAGTTAAGAACCTAGGCATAGCCTTTGAGGCTCCAGCGATCAATGATTACATCGACAATCTTTCTCGCCTTTCGGGAGTAGCGGATTCTCAATTGCGTCCAGCCATGCAGACTTTGCTGCAAATAACTGGTTCAGTTGCTGAATCTCAAAAAATATTAAATCAAGCCTTAGACGTATCGGCGGCAACAGGCATTGATGTTTCTACTGTCGCCGAAGATTTAGGTCGGGCATATACAGGAAACACCAAAGGCTTAAGAAAATATAATTTAGGCCTAACTCAAGCAGAACTTAAAACAGCCTCCTACGTCGATGTCCAAGCCCAACTTACTAAATTGTTCGGTGGCTCTAATGCTGCTCAACTCGAAACTTATGCAGGACAAATGTCCCTGCTCAGTGTGGCCGCCGGGGAAGCTAGTGAAACCATTGGCCAATCTTTGATCGATGCAATGATCACAGTTACAAATTCAAGTGACACTACTGAATTTATCGCTAAAATCGATTCAGTTGCCTCTTCTATTGGAAAAGCAATCGGATCAGTTTCACGATTTGCTTTAGTAATTAAAGAGTTGTTTACTGGAGCTGATAAAGAGAATCTTAAAGCGATTTTTGATCCTGCTCGTCTTGCACAACCTTTGACAAGTACCAACGTCCTATCGGTTGGGACATTGCAACAACAAGAAGCCAAGCGCAAAAAGTCGGAGGCGGAGGCCGCTAAACGAAATCGTGAATTGGCTGCGTTGCAGAAAAAAAATCTTGATGCGCAGAAAAAGTCTCTAGCCTTACAGAAGGCATCAAAGACTCTCAACCTTGAGGCTATCGGTATCGAGGCAGCCCTTAAAGGTAAGATCAGCGAGACCGATCGTATATCCTTGCTATTACAAAAGGCTATTCTCGAAGGTAATGC